TACGTTTGGCAGGNTTAAAACAATAATTTTTTAAGGAGGTAATATATAAAATGTCTATTGTTCAAAAATTAACCGAAGGTATCATTAATCGTGATCTTTCTCGAGAAGGCGAAGCTCTAATCTCTAAGTGGGAAAAGACTGGTCTTCTAGAGGGTCTCGAAGGTGATTCACTTCGCAATGGAATGGCGGTCTTGCTTGAAAACCAAGCCAAAGAGCTACTCCGTGAGAATACTACGATGGAAGCTGGTAGTGTTGAGGGCTTTGCCGCCGTCGCATTTCCTCTCGTCCGTCGCGTATTCGGCAATTTAATTGCCAATGATCTTGTAAGTGTTCAGCCCATGAGTTTGCCCTCTGGTCTGATCTTCTTCCTTGATTTTACCGTCTCCTCTGATGTGGGCGACGGCTTCACTTCGAACAGCCGCTTGGGTTACTCTAGAGCTACATCGCTCTTTGGTGGCGGAGTGGTTGGTCGCGAACTCACCGGCGGTGTTGACTTGGGAGGGACAGCTCTCCTGAACGCTGAAGCAGGGCCTTATGCGCTCAATAATGGCTTCTCGTCACCGACCGGCTCGATGGCCGCGGCAACCCTGAATGCGAACGCAGCCGCGGTCTTTAACTTCACTTATGGTGATACAACCGACCCGGCTTACTCAAAGTCAGTTAAGTGGGATCCAGATCTTACGTCTGGTAGTACCATGGTTTCTGTTGTGAAAGTCGAGACTGAAGACTTTGACCAGCTTAATAAGCAGAACTTGAACAGCATTATTGTTTCTAGTTCGGCCACTTCGCTCGCGATAGGTGCCGGAGTAGGACACTGGGCCAACGCTGGCGGCATTGCCGGCGCGCGCCAAGTGCGACGTCTAACTCACTATAGTGGCTCTGGTACGGCCTATATTAACTTGGTGTTTATTGGTACCGGCTCAAATGGCGGCTGCCTATCCAGTGCGACGCTAGAAACTGGCGTTGTTAAAGCCTTAACTGGCGCTGCCGGCCTGAATGATTTAAGTTGGGCTCAGAATGATGATTTCATTAACAGTCCTAATAGCTTAGCACAGGGCGCCATTCGTGGCACTAGTGCGTGGGGCCTGGAAAATGAGGCGGCGATCCCCGAGATCGATATCAAGATTGATTCCGTCGCTGTTACGGCGATGACCAAGAAGCTCAAGGCTAAGTGGACTCCGGAATTGGGACAAGATCTCAACGCCTACCACAACCTTGATGCAGAGGTTGAGCTTACTCAGATTTTGTCTGAGCAGATTGCTCTAGAGATTGATCGTGAGATTCTTGAGGATCTTATCGTGGATGCAAGTGCTGGTACTCGTTACTGGTCACGTGCTCCCGGCCGATTCCTTGATCGTGTTACTGGTGTAGAAGTAGGAGCCTCTACGGTTGCTCCTGATTTCACCGGCAATGTGTCTGAGTGGTATGAGACTCTCGTTGAGACAATCAACGATGTTTCTGCTCAGATCCACCGTAAGACCTTACGGGGTGGTGCGAACTTCATCGTCTGCGGACCTGAAGTGGCCAACATCCTTGAGTTTACGGCTGGTTTCCGTGCCAATGTCACTGTCGATAGTGACAAGGGAACTGTCGGCGCTGTGAAGACTGGTAGTCTTTCCAAGAAGTGGGACATCTATGTTGATCCTTACTTCTTGCGACAAGTTGTACTTGTTGGACGTAAAGGAGGCAGCTTCCTAGAGAGCGGATATGTTTACGCTCCCTATGTGCCGCTGCAGACCACGCCTACAATCTTCGGAGTAGAGGACTTCGTGCCCCGTAAGGGTGTCATGACCCGCTACGCCAAGAAGATGGTGCGGCCTGACATGTATGGTCTAGTTATTATCTCTGATATGACTGTTGGCTAATACAACTAGTCTTTTATTAGACAAATAATAGAAAGCCTCGGCCCGAAAGGGTCGGGGCTTTCTATTTATGACAGTACCACTATTTAAAGTTGAGGGTCCTTCATGGCATTACCAGTATTAAATCCTGCTTCCACGACAAATACTAACATTTTGTCGTCTGCCGGAACTGAAGCTAGCGTAGCTGCAACCCTTCCTTTTGGCATTTATGCTAGTTCAACTGACTTTTTATCTGGCGCCGCCGATCAGGTAGCTTATACCTATAAAAAACTGGGGGGTGATGTTTTAGATATCGAGTTAGCCGAGGGAAATGTATACTCAGCTTACGAAGAGGCGGTTTTAGAATATTCTTATATAGTGAATATTCATCAATCAAAGAATTCTTTGTCTAGTTTTCTAGGGCACACAACGGCCTCTTTTGACCAGGACGGTCAAATCAAAAGTGGAGAATCTCTTTCAGGATCACAGATAGAATTAAGATATCCAAAATATGATTATGGATATATTCGTCGCGTTAGTGACAAGGTAATTACCGAAATAGGTCTAGGGGGCACTGAGCCCATTTATTCCGGCTCTTTTGATTCGGTTAGCAGCAAAAGCGATTACGACTTGCAAAGCATTATTTCTTCTTCTGCGGTCGACGACGCCACAAGAGCATATTTTGGAAAAGTGGGCAGTAAAAGAATTATAGTTCGAAGGGTGTATTATAAAACTCCCAATGCAATGTGGCGATTCTACGGATACTATGGCGGCTTTAGCGCCGTTGGAAACCTAAGAACATATGGTCAATATGCTGACGATTCTACTTTTGATATAGTCCCGGTTTGGCAAAACAAGTTGCAGTCGATGGCCTATGAGGACGCTTTAAATACTAGAGTATCACACTGGACGTATGAAATTAAAGATAACAAGATACGGATCCATCCCACTCCCACAGTTAATAGCCCCAGTAAATTTTGGTTTCAATTTACTGTTGATAGCGATCCGTGGGAGGCTTCAGGGTCCGCTGGTTCATCTGTGCGGGGCATTAATAATATGAATACGCTCCCGTTCCAGAATATTGCGTATGCTAGTATAAACTCTATTGGAAAGCAATGGATTCGTCGTTTTGCCCTCGCGCTTACAAAAGAAATGTTGGGGCAAATTCGTGGAAAATTCTCTTCTATCCCTATTCCTGGCGAAGCTGTAACTTTGAATTCGGCTGATCTGTTGGGACAAGCTAAATCCGAACAAGAAGCGTTAAGAGAGGAACTTAAAACTACTTTAGACGAACTTACATATTCTAAGTTGGCGGAGCAAGACGGGGTAATATCTGAAAATGCAGAAAAGCTTTTGAGCGACATTCCAACCGGCATTTATGTAGGGTAAGTAGATGAGCGATCCGAACAATAAATGGACTCAGCCTGCGGCACCGCCGCCCCCTATGTTTTTTGGGAAGAAAGAGCGCGATTTAGTAAAGCAGGTTAATGATGAACTAGCTGAAAGGGTGGTTGGTCAGACTGTGGTTTATTACCCTATTGATATCGATAGAACCAATTTTCATCCGCTTTATGGGGAGAGTATGAATAAAACTTTTTTGCCTCCGGTGCGTGTATATGCATATGTTGAGGTAGATAATGAGCAAACTAACGACAAATATAGCTATGAATATCAGAGCAGCTTAACTATCCATTTTCATCGTAAAAGGCTGACGGCCGATCAAGATCTATATGTACGTCCCGGAGATTTTGTGCAATACGGTGATAAATTATATGAAATAGTTCGAACCTTTAATGATACGAAGTATTACTTTGGCCAAGTTGACCACAAATTCCAAGTAAGCGCTGAATGTAAGCGCGCGCGCCGAGGTACTTTCGATGCCACGTAGCCGCTCCATAAAAACTCAAGACCAAATTGAAAATCCAGAGAAGAACGACTGGACTGGAGTGAAGGATCCTTCTATTTTAAAAGAAATAGAAGTAATGCCCTCTACTTTAGAAACGATAGATTTTGCGGTTTACGATTATATAAACGAAGTGCTCGACTTGTCAGCAGCCACCAACAAAGGCTTTAAAAAGGTGCCTATTATTTGGGCTTCTACTGAGCGAGCTTTTCAAATAAAAGCGAATAAAGAATTGCGAGATTCAGAAGATACATTAATTTTACCTCTCATAACTTTAGAGAGAAGAGCAGTTAGTAAAGATATATCAAAACGTATAATTCCTTATGCCAATATACCAGCCGTTAATGATTCTAAAGGGGGGACTATTATAATTGCACGGCGAATTAATCAAAAAAAGACTGCTGAATTTCAAAATAATATAGCTAGAAGAAAATATATCGATGGTCGAGTTGCCGGACAGGGGTCGGCCCAGGATACATATCCCGGGATTGTTGATGAAAAAGTTGTTTATGAAACAGTAACAATTCCATTACCAGTTTGGGTGTCGGCAACCTATGAGATAAGTATTAGAACCGAATACCAACAACAAATGAATGATTTAACCACTCCTGTTCTTCGACAAGGCGGCTTAAACAGCATGCCTCGACGCCTTGAAAGAGATGGTCACAAATTTGAAGCATTTATTAGGGGAAGTTTTACCAACAATGCTAATACCAATAGTCTCGATATGACACAGCGCAATTACGAAACAACTATAGATTTAGAGGTGCTTGGTTATTTAATTGGTGATGGCCCAAATGATGATAGACCAAAAATTATAATTAGAGAAAACGCGGTTGAAGTTAAAATTCCTCGCGAGCACGTGATAATGGGCGATATTGATGAATATTTAGATAAGCGTGGGTTTTATAGAGAATAGTAATATTAGTTGTCCTTTGCACCATCACTTTACTATTTACTTAAGAAAACTTGTAAAAAAACTAACCAGTTTTTGATGAAGGAGATGCCAAGTAATGTCCGTAGATAGATTTAGATTTGTTTCACCCGGTGTTTTCATTAATGAAATAGACCAGTCGCAAGTACCTCAAACTAGTATTGCGCAACCGAGTCCCGCCATCATTGGTCGTTTCGAGCGAGGCCCGGCGTTTGTACCGACGATCGTCAATTCGTTTGATGAACTTGTTAACATATATGGAAACCCAATTCCCGGCGGCACCGTCGTGGATGTGTGGAGAGACGGGAACCATGCCGCCCCAACGTATGCTGCCTACGCAGCGCAGGCTTATTTGGCGAACAGTGCGCCAGTTACGATAGTTCGATTGCTCGGAGACCAAAGCGCTCTCGCCTCCGGAGCCGATCTGGCCCGTGCTGGGTGGATCTACCCCGAAGCCACGAAGGATACAGCCGGCGGCGCCTACGGCCTCTTTATGATAAACAGTGGATCAACCACGGACGACCTTGAAGGTGTTTTGGCAGCTGTTTTTTATCTAAGCAGCTCCGCTAATATTGTTCTTGTCGGTGCTCAGCCTACAATGGGAACAGCCGGCTCTCCAGTAAGTGCTAATGCCGCCGTGCTGGAATCGTCCGTCGTCGGCAGCGGCACCACTCAGGAATTAAAATTAAGAATTTCAACGATTGCCAGCAGTTCAGCTACGGTTGAATCGACATTTAATTTTGATGCGACAAGCCCAAGATACATTCGAAAAGTTTTTAATACAAATCCTCAGCTTGTTAACAGTAGTATTACACCATCGGCCAATCAAGAAGGTTATTTCTTGGGCGAATCTTTTGATCGCGCAGTTAATGACAAATTTTCTTCTACAACTACTAAGAAGTTTGGTTTGATTTTGGCACTCAGTGCCTCATCCGGCGGCGCTCGAACCAAGATGGCCGATTTTCAAAAAACCTTTAAGATACCTCAGACTCCTCCGATCATTGCGCAGGATCCCGGTCCGAACAGTCTTTTTGACATTAACAGTACTACCCGTGAAATGTTCAACATCGTGGCGCGCGACGATGCCGAATGGGCACAGAATAATATCAAGATCGCTTTCAAAGACATCCTGCAATCTCCTAATCCGTCCTTCCAACCTTGGGGATCTTTTACGCTACAGGTTCGCGCTATGAATGACACGGATAATAATCCGCTGGTACTTGAAGAATATAATAATCTCAGCATGAATTCCGATTCACCAAATTACATTGCTAGACGAATCGGAGATTCATCTACTGGCTGGGACTCTGTCAACAAGAAAGTCACTTATGCTGGAGAATATCCGAACCAGTCTCGGTATATTCGTGTGAATATGTTAACCGATTCTCCGGGCAAAGATTGGCTTCCCTTCGGATTTAAGGGAATTCCAAAGTTTAAGGGGTTCAATCTAGTATCCGGCTCAACAGTTTTCAGGGCATTAAATGTCACCGGCTCTGACGCCACGTGGGCCCTAAGTACCGACCCTATTTCTGGATCTGTGGGATTTGGCGGCAACGCGTCCACTGCAGGCCATCAAGCTATTATGAGCGGGACATTGGCGCCTCAAGGCGGGATTGTTTGCACCGCCGCCGACCTTGCGTCACCATTCGAACTGACCGCATCGCTCCAAGGCCCGACAATGCCGTTACGATTATCTTCGTCAGACGGCGGCCTCGCTCTTGGAACAAATGCTTATTTCGGATTGCAGAATACGCTTTCCAGAACGTCATTAGTACCAGACGACTCAATTAGGGATTTGCTACGCATACGCCCAGGTGGCCTTCAGCGCCTGGATCCGGCCGCGGCAGGACCAATGGAGCGCTGCCCGGGCTTTTCTTTAGATAACCTGGTGTTAAACGCAAATCAAGATGCAGCTTATTATAGTGGCTCAATTCAAAACGGGCAGGGCTATAGCGAAGTAAGGGCCGGCCAATCACAAGGGATGTCATACGGCGCCCGCCGCAAAGGCGTTTCGATCACTGCAAAGAGCGGCTCTTATGAGGCGGTTTTGGATCTCGATTATAATCGATTTGTGGTGCCTCTATATGGCGGCTTTGATGGCTTCAATATTGCCGAAGCAGAGCCCTTTAATAATGCACGTGCTTTGGGCGGCGAAGAACCGTCATCAGTTGTCTCTGATAGTGATTTTGCAATGCATTATACCGCTAAGAAGGGTATTGATGTGGTCGCCGACCCGGATCAAGTTGATATTAATCTTATGGCAATTCCGGGCATAACTGTCCGAGGTGTCACCGACCACCTAATAAAAGCTTGCGAAAGTAGAGCAGATGCATTAGGGATTATTGATCTAGAAGGCGGATTCAAAGCACAAGCAGAGAGTAGTGACTCGTTTGCTACGCGTGCAGGAAGTAGCCCGGCTACTCAAACGGTTAGCGCAGTCAAGGCTCGCGCTCTTAACAATAGTTATGGGGCGTGTTACTATCCTTGGGTTCAAATTCAGGATACACTAAGCGGCAAGCGCCTTTGGGTGCCACCTTCTGTGGCGGCTCTGGGCACGTACGCTAGTTCGGCAGCGGTTTCTGAGTTGTGGTTCGCCCCGGCTGGGTTTAATCGAGGTGGCTTAAGTCAAGGCGCTGCAGGTATACCGGTTACCAGCGTTGTGGACAGGCTTACAAGCGCGCAGAGAGATAAACTTTATGAAGTTAATGTTAATCCTATTGCTACATTCCCGGCAGAGGGAATCGTAGTCTTTGGCCAGAAGACACTTCAGGCCAGTGCTTCAGCGTTGGACCGAATCAATGTTAGACGGTTGCTAATCTTCCTTAAGAAGCGAATTTCTAGAATTTCAACTAGAATTCTGTTTGATCCAAACATTCAAGTAACGTGGGATCGCTTCTTGGCTCAAGTTGAGCCGCTCTTAAGATCAGTTAAGAGCAGATACGGATTAGCCGAGTATCGAGTAATCTTAGACACCACTACTACGACGTCAGAGATGGTCGATAGAAATATTATGTATGCCAAGGTATTACTTAAGCCCACTCGCGCGATTGAATTCATCGCTTTGGACTTCGTAGTAATGCGTTCTGGAGCATCATTTGATGACTAATAAAAAAGGGTGGATTTGTTTAACTTCACTAATTAAGATATACGGGAGACAATAAAAAATGGCTTTTTGGAGTAATGCTAATATAGAACCGAAACGTTCGCATCGGTTTTTGTTTGAGTTTCAGTTACCGGATGGTACCTCTTCTCAAGTATATGCGCGAAACGTGAGCAAGCCATCTTTTGATATTGGCCAAAGCGAACACAAGTTTCTAGGACAGTCTTATTACTATCCATCGGCAATTTCGTGGAGTGATGTAAGCGCTGTACTTGTTAATTCAATGTCGCCAGACTTTGATGATCTCATGCATGTACTCCTAGCCGNGGCCGGCTACGTTAGTCCGGACAATGTTGCCAGTGCAAACTCTGTAATTGATGGCGGAACAATCAGCAAGGGCGCTTCAAGCGCCGCCTTGGGAGCGGTCTTGATTAAAGAGTTGGATGCCGAAGGCGCCACCATTGGCGAATATAAGCTTAATAATGCTTGGGTGAAATCTGTTTCTTTCGGAGATTTGGATTACGGCTCTGAGGAACTTCAGACACTCAACATTACTTTCCGCTATGATTGGGCTAGCTATACTACACGTCCCGGCGTCGCCGTCGGTTAATAACAAAAATGGCCAAGCCGCCTGCTTTTTGGAGCCATCTCAATATACAGCCGAAGCGTTCGTATCGCTTTATTGTACCTTTCCCGATATATGTTCCTGAAAAGAGTCTTACCAATACGCGCGGTTTAACCGATAGTTCCCGTACGAGTATTGCCGAACTAGTTACTAGCGCCAACGGTACCGGAGATCCGGGGCTCCTCGGCCTAGGGCTATACGGAGATGATAACATTTTCCAACATCTTGCTGTGTCGTGCACCAAGCCAAGCCTTAAAACGGAAGTATATAAAACCTCACCTGGTGGCGCCACCTCTCATCCAATAGTGCGCCCCGATCAGGCAACAACTTGGGAGTTTGCGCCGGTTAAA